AAGGAGAAAAAAGCCGATCCGAATGAAGGGCTTGACTGAATCCGAACGCTACGCCCACGATGCGCTTTCCGGGAAGGTGATAACCGGGAAGTGGATAAAACTTGCCGCTAAGAAGTTCCTTTCTGACCTTGAGAGAACAGACATACAGTTTGACGTAAAACAGGCCAATCGGGCGGTGAATTTCATCGAAAGGAAACTCCGGCACTGGGAGGGCTCGTGGCGTGGAAAACAACTTAAATTGGAAGATTGGCAGCGATTTATCATCCAGCAGATATTCGGTTGGCATAAGAACGGCAAGCGCAGGATCAGAAGCGTTTACATACAGGTTTCACGTAAAAACGGGAAAACCACCTTAGCTGATGGCGTGTTGCTTTATCACCTTTTTGCCGACCGCGAGAACACCCCACAGGTGTTGGTAGGAGCCAATAATGAAGATCAGGCTAAGATTTGCGTGAACTCAGCAGGGAGGATAATACAGCAGAGCCCGGAGTTTGCCGACTTAGTGGACAGTGAGGACGTGAAGCTGAGTATCTACGGCAGGAACGTGGTGGGGATATACTACCACGCAAGGGATGGGGCCGTGAAGGCGATGAGTAAAAACCCTGAGACACAGGATGGATTTAACCCCTCTTTGGGTATTGTGGATGAGTACCATGAGGCGAAAGATGACGCTTTACTGAACGTGATTGAATCCGGCCAGGGAGCCCGGCCGGAGCCGCTTTTGTTTGTTATCACCACCGCAGGATTTGATAAGACCGGCCCGTGTTACGCTAAACTCCGGAAGATGAGCGTGGACATGCTGGAGGGGAAGATCGAGGACGACTCACACCTTGCTTTCATTTATGAGTTGGACGATGGCGACCGGTGGGATGACCCTAAGTGTTGGGTGAAATGCAATCCGAATTTAGGGGTGAGTGTATTTGAGGATTACCTTCAAGCGCGGTTTGTAAAAGCAAAAAACGAGGGGGGGAGCAAGGAGGTTGACTTTAAAACCAAGAACCTGAATATGTGGGTGGACGCCCCGTTGGTGTGGATCAACGATGAAACATGGATGCAGAACCACTATGGAATCAATCCTAATGAGTTGATAGGCGCCAAATGTTACGGAGGGCTTGACTTAGCCACCGGAGTTGACCTGAATGCTTTCTGCTTGTACTTCCCGAAATTCAAGTTCATTAAAGACAAGTGGATAAGCCCGGTATTGTGGTGGTTTTGGATACCTAAAAGCAGGGTTAAGACGGAACACTTTGACTATACCGATTGGGTTGAGCAAGGGTTTATCAGTGTTACGGAAGGTGTTTTTGAGAACGTAATAGACCACAAGAAAATCATTACTGACATCACTAATCTGAGCGGTAAGTATTACGTGCATGCGATCGCATTTGACCAGCGATTAGCCTATCATGGGGTAGTCCAGGAACTCGGAATTACGTTCGGAACCAGCGAGAGTGATGAATACATTCAGGGGTTGTATCCATTCACTCAGAGCATGCCCAATGTAAGCCTTGCCACCAAAGCCATAGAGACAGAAATCACCAATCATCAGTTAGAACATTTTAACAATCCCGTAATGCGGTGGATGATGGGCAACGTGGTTTTGAAGAAAGACGCGGTGGGGCAGATCATGCCCGACAAGTCAAAGTCGCAATACAAAATAGACGGGGTGGCGGCAATGGTTAATGCTAAAGCAATTGATATAAGAATGGAGGCCAACGGAACGATAGAAACAGAAAGTTTTGCAATATGAAAAAGAAAGAACCAGAATACGATGAGACGAAAGCGTGGAACGACTGGCTGAATAAGCAGATCAAAATAAGACTTCAGGAGAAAAAGAAGAAAAAGAAATGACATGTTCAAGAGACGACTCCGGTGCATGTTGTTGGTTATGTGATTACAACCCCGTTGTTGTGATTGCCACACACCGGAGAAAGGAGATCACGGTAAAAAATATCAGCGCACTAAGGAAGCAAACATTCGCACCTCAGATCGTGGTTGTTTGCAGCGAACATGATGAGTTCGAGTTCTACCAAAAGCAACCGGTGAAAACAGTGATGGAAGAGAACCGTCCATTGGGGCTCAAGTGGCAGGCGGGCGTAAGAGCCGCGTATAAGATGCAGGCAAACCCGCTTATAATTTTAGGGTCGGATGATATTTTACATTTTGATTATATCCGGCAGGCTTTGATAAAATTAGAAGAAGGGTATGACTTTGTCGGCATGATATACTGGTATTCTTATGACTTGTTGCAGGATAAAGTTTACAGAAGCTATTATCGTAACATAAATGCAGAGTTTCCGATCGGGTCTGGTAAGGTTTTCGGGAAAAAAATATTAGACGCCTGCCAATGGAAATTATTTGATACCAACATGGACAGAAGGCTTGATGACAGAGGGCATAAGGTTACTTCCGGTTTTAAAGTGTTTCTTTTTAAAACCCCGGAGGTAGTTGCGGTGAAGGGTGACTGGCCACAATTAAACACAATAGACAAGTATTTGAAAAGCCCGAACATTAAAACTCAGGTTGTGAGTAAAGATTTAATCAAAGACTTCTACATATATGAGAATACTTAAAACAATACGAAAGTATATCAGCCTCTTAAAAAGAGTTGATAACTTAGAGAAGGCCGTTTACGAACTGAAACGTCCGTTCAAATATGAGGTTGGCGACAAAGTTATTTTAAGAGAAAGGACAGAGGATGGAGACCTTGTTGTCAAAGAACAATCCGGGGTCATCATTGGTCGTGGTCTCGTGCCAATAGACTATGATGACTATCCGGACTTATTTGACGGGATGGAGTTTTGGAGATACTACTTAATTTATTTTGGCCCTGACAATGAAAGACGTTATGGAGAACATTCAATAATAAGGAAATGTGCAGAATCTCAGGAACAACGGACGTAGGCATTACTTCTATGTTGAATACTCAGCAGCGCGGAGGGCCTGATCACACCGGCATGATGAGCTTTGAGGACATCACACTCGGCCATAACCTGCTTTCGATTATAGGGCATTGTGAACAGCCGATAGAGAACGAACACTATGCGATGGTGTTTAACGGATGCTGGTATGATTACAAAGACTACTACCCCTACTCATCAGACACCGAAGCCCTGTTAAGGCACTTTACAAAACGAGGTATTAGAGCGGTGGATGACATCAATGGAATGTTTGCTATCGGGCTTTATGATAAACACTCTAAAGAGATTCATTTGTTTGTTGACAGGTTTGGACAGAAGCCACTTTTCTACATTGAAGAACCGTTTGCTTTCGCCTCCATGCCATCGGCACTTTATCAATACCTTGAGATGGAAATTGACGAGCAGGGGCTGAACTCCTATTGGCTTTTAGGTGCTCCGATGATGGGCATGATTAAAGGCGTGAAGAAACTCGGAGCCTCCGAACACCTGACGTATAACCTTTTGACAAATAGTGTCAAAATTGAGAGATACTACGAGCCGAAAGAGAGACACGAGAATATTGAAGATTTGGTTTATGACGCCATAGACAAAGTTAAGATTGCCGATGTGCCTGTGAACATATTTTTAAGCGGAGGCGTGGACTCTACATTGGTGGCATCGAGGTTCAAAGGATATGGAGCGATACATTTAAACTCACCGGAACTGGAGTACGCTAAACAGGTGAGTGAGAAATTTGACATTGACCTGCATGTAGTTTTCCCGCGACAGATAGACGTAGAACAAGTGCTGACGGATTATTCTAAGTTCAGCGGTGAGCCCACGATGGCGGGCATGATACCCTACGTGGTTTCACGTGAAGCACGGAAATATTGTAAGGTGGCGATCACCGCTAATGGTGCTGATGAACTGTTTTTTGGATATGACAGGACGCATGACATTGTTCAAGACATGCAGATAAAACACATATTAAGGGACATCACGAGAAATATAAATGTTGGGGCTCACTCAGAGTTTGGTAGTAATCTTTTTCATGGCAGGATGTTGGAATTAGGAAGTTACGTTCAACACGACCTTAACAAAACCTTAGATTTTGCTTCGATGGCACACGGACTTGAAGTAAGGAGCCCGTTTTTAGACCACCGGTTAGTTGAAGCCGCTTTGACAATACCTGAAAGGCATCACCGCGCGAAAGGTAATAAAACGATTCTGAAAAACATGCTTTTGAATTTAGGGTTCAGTAATCAGTTTGTTGACAGGCAGAAGCTGGGCTTTAGTTTATTCTCACAGCCCGAAGGCATGGATGAGAAGATTAAGACCGCATGGTATTGGTGCCAATCGGAAGGGTTTTTAAAGATTGATGAAAAGAAACTTTCCGGCAGGGATAAGAAGTATCTTGAGATGAGTGCATTGGGATTTTACTATTGGTATAAAACATGGTTTGTATGACTGAGTTAATCGAGTTTCACGACCAATACAAGGCGGGTGGCAGCCACCCGATACTTGTAAAAACAGCTATTCAATTATTTGTAGAATGGCAGAAGAAAGAAAAGAAAAACAAGGGCTTTAAAATCCTGTCGGTTCAAAAGATTGACCGTGGGATATTTGTGGTTTATGAGAATTAACCTATATTCGCATCGTTGTGTTGAATAGCTTTTTCATTGGATTAGGGGGACGGAGGCGGTGATCACCGCCTCTTTCTTTTTGACCGGGCCACCTGGAAACTCGGATGATTTTTATAGCCATCCCACCCGTATTTTTCTCTGAAAGCCTGTTGTGCTTTTTCAAACACTTCCTCCCGCGACCGACTACCTCTCAAGTATTGTTCAAACACAGAATTGAAGGACTCAAATAATTCCATATTTTAGAATCTTACCCAAAGTAAGCAAACAATTCCCAAAATAGGAATAGCTTCGGCCCCGATGGCGCTATTTCAAAGTTTTTGGAGGAAATACATATGGGAACCCGAATACCGGGCCGTGAATCTTGAGAACCCTAAACAGCCTATTTCCGGTTGGGCTTTAGATCAGATTCTTGGGGCCACCACATCAAACACCGGTCGATCGGTATCGCAAGAAGGCGCCATGACGCTGTCAGCGGTTTACCGGGCCGTAGCCATCAAAGCCGGGTTTATTTCCAGCATCCCTTTTAAAGTTTATCGCAAAACAACTAAAGGCCGCGAGGAGGTCAAAGACCACCCGGTTTCACGGATGCTATCAGTTGGGCCCAACAACAAAATGTCGAAGGTGGTGTATTTAGACCGGGCCATGCAGCATTACGAGCTTGAGGGCAACCACTACGCCATTATAAACCGGAATGGAGTGGGCCGGGCGGAGTCCTTAACTTTGCTTCGAGACCAAGACGTATCCGATATAAAAGAGGGCGAAAACCGCCTTTTCTACAAAATTAAAAGCATTGAGGGGTTGGTTAATGGCGATGACGTGATTCACGTACCGAATATGGGTAGCGGTATCCGGGGTAAGTCGGTGATCGCCTACATGCGCGAGGACGCCTCCCTAATGATGGACGTAAGGGATTACGGTGGGTCTTTCTTCGGGCGAGGCGGGAAGCCGGCAGGCTTGCTTATACCAAAGATGCAGGTGTCTAAAACACAGAGGCAGGAAACCAAAGAAAGTTTTCAGGAATCGAAAAAGCAAGGTGGAGACGTGGCCATGCCCTATGGGTGGGAATACAAGGAAATCAGCGTGCCACCGGATGATGCGCAGTGGGTGGCATCCAACGACTTTTCGATTTCAATGGTGGCGAGGTGGTTTGGGGTTCCTACTCAGAAGCTGGGCGACTCGAAAGTAAAATACTCCAACGTGGAGTTTATGGGCATCGAGTTCATACAGGATACGATGGCGCCCATAGCCGCGAAGTTTGAGAACGAATACACCCGTAAACTTTTAATCCTCCCATCAGAGGAGGATATGTATGTGGAGTTCAACATGGATGCCTACCTGAGAGCGGATAGTGTGAGCAAGGCGGAGCAACTAAGCAAGTACATTCAGAACGCCCTTATCACCCCGAATGAAGGCCGCGCATTAGATAACAGACCTTCTATCGATGGTGGAGATGAGCTGTTCATTCAGGGCGCTACTGTGCCACTGAGCTTACAAAAGCAACTCTATGCCACCAAACAGAAACAGGAAAGGCAATCACTGAGGAAGAAAATTGAAAAACAGGTAAAAGAGGGCTTAGACCCACAACTGATAATCGAAGGCTTATTTGGAAACGATGGGAAAGGATATGAAAGACTACATTAAAAACATTGAAGATGCCGAACGCAGATTCTTTACAGAACCCGTTGGGTTTGAGAAGCGCGAAGATGGCGCTGATGAGAACGTTATCGAAGGCTATGCGGCTGTTTTTAACAAGGACAGCGAAGACTTTGGTGGATGGCATGAGCGCATTGCGCCCGGTGCTTTTTCGGATGTGCTTAACGATCCGGCACTGGCTTTATTCAACCATGATATGAATCTGGTGTTAGGAAGAAACAAGGTGAACGTAACCCTTGAACAAGACGACAAAGGGTTGAGGTATAAGGTAAAACTTCCCGACACCAGTGTGGCGAGAGACTTACGAACCCTGATCAAAGACGAGATCGTGGACAAAAGCAGCTTCGCTTTTACAGTAAAAGAGCAGGAGTGGAAACACATTGAAGGGCGCCCAAGTGTGCGCACAATAAAAAAAATCAAACGTCTTTATGACGTTTCACCCGTGACGAGCCCGGCCTATCGGGATACGTCTGTTGGTGCAAGGTCTTTTCAAAAAGAAAAGAGTGGCCTCACAGCCGATTTAATTGATTTCAAACTAAAAATTCTAAAGCATGAAGCATGAATTAAAAGAGCTTTTCGATAAGAAAGGCAAGATCGTCAACGAGATGAAAGACGCATATCGTGACGTAGCGAAGCGTGGCGGGGAAGCGACCCCGGAGGAACGTCAGAAATTTGACGGGTGGAACACTGAGTTGGAGAAAATTCAGGAGAAAATCGACTTCTACCGAAACATGGAAAAAGTTGAACTTCTTGCAGAGGCCGGTCAGGCCGTTCGCATTGAAAGTGATGCTCACAAGGAGAAAAAGTTCAACGAGGCTGCTACCGCAGTGGAGAGACGTGAAGCCCTGAAGAAAGCAGAGAAACGCGGCTACACGGCTTTGACCAATGATGAAAGAGTGATCGTGGACACCGAGCAGCGCGACCTGAAAGTGTTTGAAAAGTGGATCGGAGGCAAGGAGTTGAACGCTGAAGAACAGCGCATCATGGGGTTGTACCGTGAGAAACGCGCTCAGAGCGTGGGAACCGGGACTGCCGGTGGATACACCGTGCCCGAAGGATTTGCAGGACGTATCGTTGAGTACATGGTGATGGTGTCTAACCTGATGAATTGGGCCAACATCATCCGCACTGGAACAGGAAACGACATTCCGTTCCCGATCAACGATGACAACAGCAACACCGGTGAACTGATCAGTGAAAACTCTGACTTGAGTTCTTCTTCTGCCGACCTGGTGTTCAGCGTCTACACAATGAAGGCATACAAGATGAGCTCAAAACTCATCAAAGTGAGTGCTGAACTTTTGCAAGACAACGGTGTGAACCTTGTGGACTATCTGGCTAAGCGCTTGGCTATCCGTGTTGGAAAGGTAGCCAACACGTACTACACCACAGGAACAGGTTCTGCCCAACCTAAAGGCTTCCTTCAAACACGTGGAAAGGTGACGGCATCTACCTCTACCTTCACGCTTGCTGAGGTTGCCGAACTTCAGGATTCCATCGACCCGATGTATCGTCAGGGATCGAAGGTGGCGTTCTCCATGCACTCCAACATATTGTCTGAGATCAAGGCCCTTGCTTTGGCCAGCGACAGGCCCGGAAGTGTGTGGGCACCGTCTTACCGTGATGGCGACCCTGACAGAATCTTGGGCCGTCCGTACTTCTTCAATCAGGCCATGAGCTCTACTTCGGCAACCGGAGACAAGATCATCGCCTACGGTGATTGGGAGAAGTTCAACATCCGCATCGTGAACGACTTCGTATTGAAGCGCCTTGACGAGCGGTATGCAGAATACGATCAGTCGGCATTCTTCGGGTTGATGAGAACAGACTCATTCTTGGAAGACACCACTGCCATCAAGTATCTGGACATATCTTAATGTTATTGATCTTCTTAGCGGCATGGAGACGGCCTGAGATCACAGAGATTTGTTTCATGGGGATAAACCGGTTGAGAGACCGGTTCCCCATCGAAACGATGTGCGTGATTTCAGAACAGGACTTCATTCCGCTTTGTGAGAGATATGATATCAGGTGGACGTTTTACAAAAACGAACCATTAGGAGAGAAGAAAAATCACGGCCTGAACGAGGCCATGAAACTTGAGTGGGACTACCTTCTTGAGATAGGAAGTGATGACCTGATAAAAGATGAACTGATCGAACTCTATCAACCGTACTTCGGGAGACACGAGTTGTTCGGGACTAAGGACGCGGTGATTATCAATTCAGAAGATGGGAATTGTCGGAGGTTGAAGTCAGACACCACCTATGGACTCGGAAGGTGTATATCCCGAAAGGTTATCGAATCGCACTGTTACGGGGTGGATGTGTTAGCAAAAGAAGGCATCATGCAGAGGGGCAGGACGACACCACAAGGACAGAAGGGATTTTTTAAGGTGCCGGTGGCCCATGAATTAGAGGCACTCGGAAGAGTGGACATCATTGGAGATCCGAGATACCGACTTTGGAAAGATGAGATAAACAGGGGATTGGACAACAACTCAGATTTCTTTTTGATGACACAGGGAATAGGACATGTGGCCGTGCCGACAGACAGACCCTTAACGATTGACATCAAGGGAAAAGATAACATCTGGAAGTTCAACCCGACTTTAGGTGTTCCTTATCATCTGGATGAGGCATTGGATGGATTGAGTGAAGGAGAGCAAAAGGCAATCTGTGCGCTATGGGAATAATTTATAGCAAAGTAACCACCGGCCCGGCTGTTGAACCGGTTGATGCGGACGCTATCGCTAAGCTCGACCTGAAAGTTGACGCCTCAGATGAGGATGGACTTATAGACATTCTCTTACAGGCGGCCAGGGAAACCGTTGAGATGCGCACCGGAAGAAGTTTGATAACACAAAGCCGGGAGATTAAACTCGACTACTTCCCTAAGTGTGATACGATACGAGTTCCTTTTGGGCCTTTACAGACGGTGGTGGTGAAGTATTACGATACCACCGACACAGAGGTAACACTTGCAAGCAGTAATTATTGGGTGGACACACATTCGGATGTTCCGAGGATTGTAATTAAAACCTCATGGCCTTCGACTTATGACAGACCCAATGCGGTGAAAGTAGAATACACGGCAGGGTATGGTAACGCTGGATCGAACGTGCCGGCACCTTTAAGGAAAGCGGTGTTGCTTTTATTGGGTCATTTTTACGAGAACAGGCAGAACGTGATTGTGAGTGGCAGCCCTACGGGGGCTTTGGAGCTTCCTTATAGCGCGGAGGTATTGATGGCACCTTATGTAGTAGAACATGACATCACCTACTGATGGGCTATTTGAACAAAAGAGAGCAGCTTTTGAAACTCGACCGGATCGGTCGGATGGACAGAAGGATCACGATCATCGAGAAGGTGGTGACGACCGGAGATTCCAACGAAGATTACGTGGAACCGGACGTGACGGGGTGGACAGAGTTTGCGACTGTATGGGCAAGGAAAGAGGACTTGAGGGGCAAGGAAGAGGTCATAGCCGACAAGGTACAGTTCATGTACTTGACGGTGTGGTCTATCAGAAAGTTGGCCGGTATAAAGGCTGACATGAGGATAGTTTACAAGGGACAGGTGTATGAGATTATTCAGATAAGTGAGGGGGAAGGCAGGGAGAGGTGGTTAGACATCACCACAAACATTTTAGAGAACGAGCAATGGTCATAGTAACAAATTTTGAAGCCGTAAGAGAACTACTCAGGAAGTTTCCTCAACAGGTACAACATCGGGTGATGGGTGCCGCTTGGAGGGAGGCGAGTAAACCATTGGTGCGTTCGGCACAAAGACATTTAAGCTCTAAGACCACGCCAAAGACGGGGAACCTTTACAACAGTATCGGCCCGGTTCTGATGCCATTGAAGTCAACGAAAGAAGTGGGTGAGACGTGGGTGGGGCCGAGGCGTAGGGCAGGATTTAAGGGCAGACACGGACACCTTGTAGAGTTTGGAACCAGACCCCGGCCTGCCGGTGGGTGGTATGCCAGGTTTAAGAATCCTAAAAAGACCGTGATGCCGGCACTCCCTTTTATGAGGCCAGCGTGGAATGAGACCAATCAAATTGTTTTGAACGGTATGAAAGAAAACATAGGAGGGAAGTTTTTCTCCTACATGGTGAGAACCTTAAAAAAGGCGGGCATAAAGCCGAATATCTGATGCTGAAGGGCGTGACATACATATTGAAAACCGATGCCAACTTTCAGGCGCTTGTGGGTCAGAATGCCGCCTTGAGTAAGTATAAAATCTACCCTGTGATTTGCCCGCAGCCGGAGATCGTTCCTTATTCTGTTTCTAAAATAACAGGACGCAGACTTACGCATAAAGGCACGGCAGGGAGTAATCGGAACGTGTTTGATGTGGACTTTATAGTGGCATCCTATCATAAAAACTACGATGACGTGGATGCCTTAGATAATGCGGTGATCCAGGCGCTGGTGCCATTCAAAGGAACGGCCAACGGAGTGTTATTTAAGTCTATTGAGTTTCAGGATTCATTTGATGACTATGAGAACACCTATGGTGGTCTGTATGTCAGGATGAGTTCATTTGCGTGTTGTGTAAGTTTAGACCCATTGACATGAAAGTAGTATTATTAAAAAGCTGGACAAATAAGTTTGGTCGGAGGTATCCGATTGGACAGCAGATATTATGCGACAAGGAACTCGGTCAGGAGTTGATCGAGACCGGAATGGCGAGAGAGTTTGGAGTGGAGACTTCAAAAATGAAAACGGATTTTTTCAAACCTAAATTAAAGTAACATGGCAGTAAATGGTAATGATGTAGGCATTTACGTGGAAGGACAGCTTATAGGTTGCCTCACGAATGCGAGTCTGTCTTCCACCAATCAGGAGATAGACGTGACATGCAAAGACGACAGCGGGGCGCGAAAGGTTTTACCCGGTGGCCGCACGGCAGAGATCACCTTTGAGGGATTCTTTGATCCGGCAGCGACTTACGGTCTTCAAGACCTGGTGGCCGTTCACAAGAACCGAACGCGGGTGTGGGTGAAGATGAGTTACGATGGAAGTGACTCACTGACCATCACCGGGTATGCGTACCTGAATCAATTGGAGTGGACAGGCCCGTTGAATGCCGGATCGACATTCTCAGGCACGTTCACCGTAGATGGAGACTGGGGCTACTCAATAACGTAATATGATCGGTAAGACCATTTACGAGTACGAGGGGTTTGGGTTCAAGTTTGGCATGTACGCGTCCAGCATCACCGAGAAGGTGAGCGGTACGAGTATCACGGGTTTGATAAAAAGGATGGGCACTGAGGGCGAAAGCACTCAGGCCATCCTTCATTATTTCTACGGGGCCGCTGTGGCCTACGAGAAGTGGAAGAAAACCGGGCGTGAACTTGAGTTATCAGACGTGGCCGACATGATTGAGACCATCGGAGAGGAGGAGAGCGTGCGCGTGTTTAACGAAAGTCTTGGAGTGCCAAAAAACTCGGAAGCCCCGACACAGACGGGGCAGACATCGGAATCCGCGACCTCTTAGAGATAGCCGTAGTTGACATCAGACTGAGCCCCGATGAGTTTTGGGAACTGAGCTGGTATGAGTGGGGTCTTTATTGTTTGAGGGCCAGGAAGGAGGCGGAGAACGATAAGTTTAGGTTAGAGACGAGTTGGGATCAAACCCGCCACCTGTGGGCAACGATAGTGAACGTGAACGTGCCGAAAGGCAAGGGAGTGAAGCCTACGGATTTGATAAAGTTGAGTTTCGATCACAAGGAAGTGAAACGCAAGACACCGGAGGAGGTAGCCGCAAAATTTAATAAGAAGTAATGGCACAGAGTATCTTAGCGAAGTTAGCCGTACAGCTTTTAGTCGATGCCTCGAAGATGGGGGCCGATGTGTCGGCTATAAACAAAAGGCTTTCTGGATTGGAGACCGCAGCCATGCGGTTGAAGAGTACACTCATCGGTACGTTTGGTGCCTATCAGGTCATAAACGCTATTCAAAACTCAGTGAGAACTCTTGCTGAGTTTGACAAAACCATGACCGCTGTACGTGTTATCACTGGGGCGGCACCTTCTGATTTCAATAAACTTGAACAGAGCGCCTTAAAACTGGGATCAACAACCCAATATACTGCCAAGCAGGTTGCTGAATTACAGCTGGAGTTTGGGCGTTTAGGGTTTTCTACAAGGGAGATTCTACAATCAACTAAAGCCACAGTTGATTTGGCGACAGCCACAGGCGAGAGTTTAGCCAGAAGCGCAGAGATAGCCGGATCGACATTACGTGCATTTCAAATAGACACAAGAGAAATGAGCCGCGTGACTGATGTAATGGCAGCCGCTCTTAATAACTCAGCCCTTACACTTGACACATTTGCTGACTCTATAAAATATGTTTCGCCTGTGGCTAAGGCTACGGGTGTGACACTTGAAGAAACAGCGGCAATGCTTTCTGTTTTAGCTGACGCTGGTATAAAAGGATCACAGGCGGGTACTTCATTGAGGCGCATCTTTACTATGCTAACCAAAGAAGGGGGAACGCTTCAGGAAAGATTACAGCAGCTTGCGGACAAAGGGATCACATTAGCAGACGCGAATGACGAAGTTGGATTATATGCTCAAACCGCATTATTGCAATTGTCTGCTATGTTGCCACGTGTTCAAGAGTTGACAAAAGAATTTAACGCAAGTAGAGGATCAACAGAACAGATGGCTCGCGCAATGGAAGAAAACTTAGGCACAGCCATAACTAAGGTTGGCACAGCGTGGGATTCCTTAATTTTGTCATTCAAAGGGTCAAAGGGTTTTTTAAAATCATTTTTTGATGAGATAGCCGAGAATTTAAGACTAATTGCCGGGGGTGAGGGTGCTGATTTATTAAAATTTTCATCTCTTTTAAAGGCATCACAGGCTTCCATCATAGCCAACAATAATGTAAGAAAGGGGCAGTTTGAGAACTTGCTGTTATTAGCTGATAAGTTAGGTAAGGAACTTATTATTATCAGGGATTCAACCGGTAAAATAAGCGCTATTTATGAGAACCTAAGAACCGGTGTTTTAGGCCCTCCAAAAGCGGAGACAGATAATCAAATTATAGGCGCTCAAAAAATGCTCGAACTTTTAAGAGAGAGGGCAAAGAAGGAACAGGAAAACACTGATGAACTTAAAAAACAAAACGAAGAGTATCAAAAACTAATTGATAAAGGCAACGAATACTTTAAAATGGTAAATCGTTGGGAGATGACCGCAATTAACAGGCGTGAATTTTTTGCCACACGAAAAATAACTAAACCAGACACCCCAAATGCTGATGCATTTCTTGCCACCCCTGAAGATAAATTAGGGTCTATTTTTGAAATACGTCAAAGGCAGATGGATGCCTTCTATGAAGGAATAAAAAAATTAAAGTCTGGCATAGAGGAGGCTGATTCAGCAACAAATGACTTCAGTTTTTCATGGGAAAGATTAGGGTTTACTGCTGCTAATGTGTTATCAAATATCATTGCTGCGGATCAGGATATGGGCATGTCAGTTAAAAGGGTGGTGGCCGATATTCTAAGGGCTAACGCACAACAAATTGCATCATGGCTTGCGGTAGCCTTTGCAAAAGATTCTGCCACAAAGACACCCGCGTGGGCAGTTGCTTCGCTTGCTGCCGCAATAGGCGTAATTTCTGGGTTGCTTGGTAAGGAGTGGAGAAGTGGACGGTCAGCTCCATCGCCACGTGCAGCGAGCAGAACAGAGGGATTAAGTGGTGGCATTCAAAATTCTGTTGTGATCAGGGGGCAGGATTTATACATAACAATGAGCAACTACATGAAGAACAATAAATCAACAACCTTTACGCTTGGATGACACTGCTTTATCAATATGAATGGATTGTAAATAACCCCGGTGGCACTTTTTTAGCCGGTGACACCCTCGAAGTTTATATTGATGAAACCTTAGCCGATACCAACACCACTAAAGCCGGAATACGTGCGTATAAAAATGGTGTTGAAATTTTCAGCGGGGGTGTAATCGTTGTTGATCCCATCTATTATGTGTTTTCAACGAAAAACCCCAGTGTGTGCGTGGGCACTTCTTTGTTGCGTTTTTATGCGTCTCTGGATTTCCCTTATGCTTTTTATTATTCGCTGGCCGACTATCATTCATGCGCGGTGTCCGCATCGGCCTGTGACTTAATTGTAATAGGTGAGCCCAAAACGATTAAGCCCACCACCAGCACTTCAACAGATGGTTCTATCATTATTACAGCGCAAAGCTCAAATCCTATTCAATATAAGTTGAACGAGGATTTTGTTTATGGTAACGGCCAATCAAGCGCAACATTTAGCGGCCTGATTGCGGGCAACTATCGCGTGTTTTTACGCGATTCTAAAAATTGCGGTGCCGATGTTTATGTTTCTCTCACCCCGCAGATTTCGTATGGGTCACGGTATCATTTGACGTATTTTGATTTTGCCGGGCATGAAACAAAAATAGAAATACTTGAAAAAGATTATTCTGGTATTTCTGATGAGTATATAGGTGGCGACAACCCGGTTGTAATAAAGCTACGCGGAGACGGTGGTCTGTATAAATTTATACCAGTGATTGCCTGCCAGGCAGACATTTCGGTTGTCTCAGAGTCCAACCAGCAATACCTGAGCCTATACACCAATGACCCCACCAAATACAGGGTAAAATATTATAAAGATGCCGGTGCCGGGTTTAGTTTAAAGTTTATTGGCAAACTACTGCCATTTGTTTACACCGAAGACTATGGCCCCACCCCGTATATCATAACAGTGACGGCATCGGACGGGCTGCCGGAGCTTGACGACTACCCATTCATACAAAAAGACGGGTTGCGGTTTTATGGCAAAATAAAACTTATTAAGATTATCGCCTATTGTCTTGGGTTTACAACACTTGATTTAGGTATCCGCGTAGCCATTAATATGTATGCCGATGGTATGAACACGGGAGCGTCTGATGACCCATTGGATCAGGCATACATAGATGTTGAAAGGTTTTATTTAGAACAGACACCCACATGTGCTTATGTGCTGGCGTCAATATTGGAGCCATTTGGGGCCCGGCTGGTGCAATGGGATGGATATTGGAATATTATTCGTGTGGAGGAAATGGCGGCCCCCTATGATTACAGGCAGTTTGATTCTGCTGGTGACTATGTATCTAATGGGTCTTTCTCCCCGTTGCTCGATATAGATTATCCGGGGGAGGGTGATTTTAT